AAAACATGGGCGAGGTAGTCCTGTCTATCGAGCCGCAGACTAGTCTCTGTCTACACTCAGCCTGTACAGTACAGGTCAACCTGTATCTGTCTACCTGTAGTCTGTTTCTGACCCTAGAGTGATTAAACTACGGCTGTAAGATATACTGTATCTCCCATAAAGATTTTCCCGTACAGTCCCCTATGCCCTGTTTAGGCTGTTACTTAATTGTTTTAATTAAGTAAAAAGATTTTTGCCTTTGGACCGTTCGGAATGGCTGTTTGAACGGGTTAATACTATATAGAGACTATTTCTTTTACTACCTAAGCAAGTTCTTCAGGAACTTGCGTTACAGACTGTATCTACTATCCGTTACTAACTGGTCTGTACTATATGCAGATGGGACAGTTACGTGACTTTTCAAAAGACTAATAACCCCCGTACCGCTATGGCAGCAGAGGCTAAAGCCAAAGTTTTGGCACTGGTATCTGAAGGTATGTCGGTACATAGGGCTATGGAACAAAATGGCAAAAAGCCAGACACTGTTCGTATCTGGTGTTTAAGAGACCCAGCCTTTGCTACCGCCCTTGTCGAGGCAAAGGAAAACGCTAAAGAGCGTTCATTAAAAGCCATGGGCGTAGCCCGTGAAGATATTACTTTTCCTCAGTTCTCTGAGATGTTTTTGGACCAGCGGGTTTTTCCACATCATATGGATTGGATTGACCTGTTAGAGGGACGCGAGCCTTCGTGGCTGCACCCCAATATGATTTACGAGCCAGGCAATCGGAACCGCCTACTTCTAAACGTTCCCCCTGAGCACGCCAAATCAACCGTCATTACGGTTAACTACGCAACTTATCGCATCGCTCTCAATCCGAACGTCCGCATTATTGTGGTCTCGAAGACCCTTGTTAAAGCACGCGAGTTCGTGTACGCAATCAAGCAGAGATTATCCCACCCGCGCTGGCTAAAGTTGCAAACAACTTTTGGACCAGAAGGGGGCTGGAAAGAGGACTCAGATACTTGGCGAGTTGACACGGTCTACCTTGGGAGTGATGCGAGAAACTCAAGTGAAAAAGACCCAACGATTCAGGCACTGGGTATGGGTGGGCAGATTTACGGCGCACGTGCCGACCTGATTATCCTAGATGACTGTATAACTACCTCTAACGCTCACGAGCATGAGAAGCAGATTAACTGGCTGCAAAAGGAAGTTATTACCCGTCTGGGCAAGAACGGTAAGTTACTGGTGGTAGGAACCCGTATCGCCCCATCTGATTTTTATAAAGAACTCCGCGACCCTAAGCATTGGTCTGGTGGCAAGTCACCTTTTACATACATGGGTATGCCAGCAGTTCTTGACTATAGCGATAAGCCAGAAGACTGGACAACCCTCTGGCCTGCAAGTGATACACCCTGGGACGGGGATGAAGATACCCCACCTGATGAAGAAGGGTTATACCCTAAGTGGGATGGCGAAACGCTTTTCAAGCGTAGAAGCGAAGTAACCCCAGCAACATGGGCACTTGTTTATCAACAAGAAGATGTAACTGAAGACTCCATCTTTCCACCTGAACTGGTGCAAGGTTCTATCAATGGTATGCGAAAGCGTGGTCCATTAAAGCCAGGTGCAACGGGACATCCACCTCAGGTTGAGGGTTACACTATTGTTGGCTTTGACCCCGCTATGGCGGGTAACGCTGCATTTGTGGCTATCACCTATAACAGGACCGATGGAAAGATTTATGTTCTAGAATGTTTGAACATGCCAGACCCTACGCCACAAAAGATTAGGCAAGCCATTGAAGATTTTACGCTTCGGTACAGACCGCAAGAGTTCCGCGTTGAAATCAACGCCCACCAAAAAGCCTACTCCCTTGATGAAGAACTACGAACATGGCTCTCTTCACACGGCGTACGGCTTAATTCTCACTTTACAGGCAAGAACAAATGGGACACAAACTTCGGTGTGGCATCAATGTCAACGCTCTTTGGCACTACTCGCGAAGGTAAGTTCCAAAAGAACAACATTATAGAATTACCTAGTACTGAAAACTCAGAAGGTATGAAGGCGTTAGTGCAACAGTTAATTACTTGGAAGCCTGATACCAGAGGTAAGACAGATACTGTTATGGCTTTATGGTTTGCGGTTATCCGTGCCCGTGAGTTTATGCAACAGAACAGTAACATATCTAGATACGCATCAAACCGTTGGGCCACAAGAGCGCAACAGCATAAACGCACATCTATAAACTTAGATGAGGCAGCCACTGAAATGTGGCAACAACAATACGGATAAGGAATAACTATGGTACTACCACTAGTAGGGTTAGCAGCGGGAGTAGCGGCCCGTGCTGTTGCAAAGAAGGTTGCATCTAATGCTGTTAAAAAAGCAGCCGTTGGTAAAATGGCAAGCAAAGCAATTAAGGCTCCTAAAGGTGGACCTAAAAATATTTCAACTGGCAAAATGAAGGCAACAATAAAGGCTAATAAATATAAATCTGAAGGCGCTGGTGCTGTTAACTTAGGTACTAAAAGTGGCAATATGCGTGAATATATGAGTGGTGCTAAAGTTAAAGGAACTGCTCGTAATGTTCGTGATAATGCACACCGCGCAGAACTTGAGGCTAAAGGATATTCAAAGCGTGCTTCTGTTACAAAGTATCCAACTAAAAAATTGGTTGGCAATCCTAATAAATTAACTACTTCAAAAGTTCCAGTAAAAAAAAGTAAGGGTAAATAATTATGGTAGCACCATTAGTAGGACTAGCAATAGGAGCAGCAGCGCGTGCTGCTATTAAAAAGGCAGCAACTAAAAAGTTAGTTAAAGAGGCTGCTAAGAAAAAGCCACTTACTAACCCTAAGTCTAATGTTAAGGTAAAGCCTGCTGCTAAAAACAAACCTAATCCACCAAGTACTGCTAAGTTAATGATGAAAGAAATGAAAAGCGGAGAAGGCACTTCTCGTAAAGCATCAATTCAAATTAAAAACTTACCTAAGCGTGCTACGCCTGTTGCTGAACCAGCAAATGCTTTTAACGTTGCTCTTAGAAAACCTGCATCAACAATTAAAATTAATTCTGCTCCACGCAAGACTGCAGCAAAACCAGGCACAAAGCGTAAATAATTTTTTAACCAACCGTTAGGACAATAATGCTTTCTATAGAACAAATTTCTGCACGGGTTGCATCACTTAAAGACCGTGCTGCAGAGCGTGATGCACGCCAACAAGATGTTCTTGCTGTCCGTAAAGGACAGATAGCAAGTGTTTACCCAGACTTTTTTCCACAGGGTGTTGACGCTAACGTAGTTGCTAACTTTATTGACATTGTAGCCCGTGACTTATCAGAAGTAATGGCTCCATTGCCATCTGTTAATTGTTCTGCTGCTAATCAAGCAAACGACCGTGCTCGTAAGTTTGCGGACACACGTACTCGTATTGCTAATAATTATTTTGCAAACTCTGATTTGCAAGTACAGATGTACACAGGCGCAGACATGTACATTACATTTGGTTTCGTCCCTTTCATTATTGAATTAGACGAAGAAGCAGGGCTACCGCGTATTCGCGTAGAAAATCCAATAGGGGCTTACCCAGAATTTGACCGCTACGGACGCTGTATTGCCTTTGCTAAGCGTTATTACTTGAGCATTGGAGAACTCGCTTCAGAGTTCCCTGAGTATGCAAGAGAACTCCTTGGTCCAGAAATGTACAAGGGAGACCTTAACGCACAACTAGAGATAATTCGTTACTACGATGCACAACAATCTCTGTTGTTTGTTCCAGAAAAAAACAATTTAGTTTTATCTAAGGCGGCTAACCCGCTTGGTAAGATGATGGTTGTTGTTGCTAAGCGTCCATCAGTTGATGGTGAGATGCGTGGACAGTTTGATGATGTATTGGGTATTCAGTTGCTTCGTAACAGGTTCGCATTACTTGCGATGGAAGCAGCAGAAAAGTCAGTACAGGCTCCAATTGTTCTACCAACAGATGTAACAGAACTTGAACTGGGTGGCGATGCAATTATTCGCACAGCAAACCCAGCAGGTGTAAGACGCGTAGACCTTAACATTCCACCTGGCGCATTTACTGAGCAGGCTTTGTTACAGCAGGAACTACGAACAGGAACACGTTACCCAGAGGGACGTACTGGAAACATTGATGCTTCCATTATTACTGGTCAAGGTGTTCAAGCACTTATGGGTGGCTTTGATACACAGGTTAAATCTGCTCAGGCTATCTTTGCTTCTGCATTACGA